ACTCCAGGAGATCTCGATCAGCTGCTAGACACAGCGTAAGGAGAAGCCATGCCCCCGAACAAGCCCCCGTCGCCCCCGGCGGAAAAGGACCCGCTGGAGTTCGCCGCCAAGGTATCCAAGTGGCTGGACGACGTCTCGGAGAAGATCGCTGAGTTCAAGGAAGAGCTGGGCACGCCTGCTCTCGCGATCGACGCTGATCTCCTGAGCGACCTCCGGCAGATGGCCCGGATAGTCGACGGGACCCGAGGGGATCTGAGAGCTCAGCTCCCCGCGGAGTAACGTTCGTCGTCAAGAAGGGTCGACATGGGTCTTTCGAACACGGCTACGCCGATCTATTACGGCGCCTTCCGTGCTGCTGTTCTCCGAGGCGAGATACCGGTTAACCGGGAAATCTCGATGGAGATGAACCGCATCGACGCGCTCATCCTCGACCGTAACTTCTACTATGACGATGGCGCGATCGAAGGGTTTGTCAAGTACTGCGAGAACGAGCTAACGCTGACGGATGGTAGCGACTTCCATCTGTTGCCGAGCTTCAAGTTGTGGGCCGAGGCGCTCCTTGCTTGGTTTTACTTCATCGAGCGGAGCGTCTACGTCCCTAATCCCGATGGTCACGGCGGTAAGTACGTCCGTAAGATCATCAAGAAGCGGCTGGTTAACAAGCAGTACATAATCTGTGCTCGCGGGTCGGCGAAATCGATGTACGATGAGTGCATCCAGAGTTACTTCCTCAACGTGGATGTCTCTACGACACATCAGATCACAACCGCACCGACGATGAAGCAAGCCGAAGAGGTGATGTCTCCGTTCCGGACGGCTATCACCAGGGCAAGAGGACCGCTCTTTGAGTTCCTCACCGAAGGCTCACTTCAGAACACCACAGGTTCCAGGGCTAACCGAGTTAAGCTGGCATCGACCAAGAAGGGGATCGAGAACTTCCTCACGGGATCGCTACTTGAGATCCGGCCGATGTCGGTGGCCAAACTACAGGGGCTTCGACCAAAGGTGTCGACGGTTGACGAGTGGCTGTCGACTGACATTCGTGAGGACGTCATCGGTGCTCTTGAACAAGGAGCGTCGAAGCTTCCAGACTATCTCATTGTCGCTACGAGCTCCGAGGGTACCGTCCGTAACGGCAGCGGCGACACAATCAAAATGGAGTTGCAAGACATCCTCCGAGGGGACTATCCCAACCCTCATGTCTCAATCTGGCATTACAAACTGGACGAGATCGAGGAAGTTGCCGATCCAGCTATGTGGCCGAAAGCCAATCCGAACATAGGACTGACGGTCAGCTATGAAACTTATCAGCTGGATGTCGAGAGAGCCGAGAAAGCGCCGTCTACTCGTAATGATATTCTGGCGAAGCGGTTCGGGATTCCGATGGAGGGTTACACGTATTTCTTCACGTACGAGGAAACCCTTCCGCATCGTACTCACGAGTTCTGGCGGATGCCTTGTGCTATGGGCGCCGACCTTTCTCAAGGAGACGACTTCTGTGCGTTTACGTTCCTCTTCCCGATGTCGAACGGAGCGTTCGGAGTCAAGACCAGGAGCTACATCTCAAACCTGACGATGATGAAGCTTCCCGGAGCTATGCGGCAGAAGTACGACGAGTTCATTACTGAAGGCAGCCTTCATGTCCTTGAGGGCGCAATCCTCGACATGATGGAGGTCTATGACGATCTTGATCGGTTCATCCTGGCCAACGAATACGACGTCCGGGCGTTCGGGTTCGACCCGTACAACGCCAAGGAATTCGTGCTTCGCTGGGAATCCGAGAACGGGCCTTTCGGTATCGAGAAGGTCATTCAAGGAGCCAGAACCGAGTCGGTTCCTCTAGGCGAACTTAAGACGCTATCCGAAGAGCGGATGCTCATCTTCGACCAGGCACTCATGACCTTTGCAATGGGGAATGCGATCACCATCGAGGATACGAACGGCAACCGTAAGCTTCTGAAGAAGCGTCACCAGGAGAAGATCGACAACGTCTCGGCCATGATGGATGCGTTCGTGGCGTACAAGCTCAACAAGGATTCCTTCGAGTAGGAAGGGAGGACATGGCCAGATCTAAAAGGAAGTTCAGAGAGAGCCTGAAGCACGCCTGGAACGTGTTCTGGTACGAAGAGACGCATTGGCAGGATCGGCCAGTAGAGGACCTAGGTGCTTCATATTCTTGGCGCCCCGATCGCGTTCGCTACAGGTACGCGGGCGAGAAGACGATCATTTCCTCGGTTTATACCCGCCTCGCGATCGACGTGACCTCCGTTCCTATATTTCACGCTCGTCTGGATGACAACGGTCAGTACCAGGAGGAGATCGACAGCGGAATCAACGAATGCCTGACGGTGGAAGCCAACGTTGATCAGGCAGCGACTGCGTTCCGCCAAGACATCGTTCAGTCGCTCTTCGACTGGGGTGTCGTCGCGATTCTTCCCGTTGAGACAACGTTGAATCCGCTGGTGACTGGCGGGTATGACGTTACCAACATGCGTGTCGGGAGAATCACGGCCTGGTATCCGAAACACGTGAAGATTCAGGCGTACGATGAGCGGAAGGGGCTGCAGGAAGAGGTCACGGTCCCCAAGGCGATGTGCGCCATCATCGAGAATCCTCTCTACACGGTGATGAACGAGCCAAGCTCGACTCTTCAGCGTCTTCTCAGGAAGCTTGCGCTTCTTGATGCTGTCGATGAACAGAGCGCCTCCGGCAAGCTGGACATCATCATTCAGCTGCCTTACGTCATCAAGACGCCGGCACGGAGACAGGAAGCGCAGAAGCGGCTCGAGGAGATCGAATTCCAGCTTAAGGGGTCGCAGTACGGAATCGCCTATACGGATGGCACTGAGAAGATTGTCCAGCTGAACCGACCGGCTGAGAACAATCTGATGGATCAGATCGAGTATCTCACCAAGATGCTCTATTCTCAGCTCGGCATCACCGAAGAGGTGATGAACGGGACCGCCAACGAAGAGGCAATGATCAACTACTTCAACCGGTCGATCGAGCCGATTCTTACCGCGATCACGGAAGCGATGGCAAGGGTCTTCCTCACGAAGACAGCACGGTCGCAGGGCCAGTCGATCATCTTCCTTCGTAACCCGTTCAAGCTTGTACCGATCAAGGATCTTGCAGAGATCGTCGACAAGTTTACGAGGAACGAGGTCGCTTCGTCCAACGACATGCGGGCCGTCATCGGCTGGAAGCCGTCCAGGGACCCAAATGCCGACAAGCTTCTCAACAAGAACCTCCCGGCTCCTGTTCCTCCGCCGAGGCCGGCTCGAAAGCCGAACCTTGCTCTGATGCCGATGAGGCCGCAGGTACCAACGACACCTCAAGGAGTAAGCAGTCAAAATGGAACCTGATTTCACTGGTTACGCTACCAGGAGCGGCGTCAGGTGCTCTGACGGCCGAACCATCAAGGCGCACGCGTTCAAGAGCAACGACGGCACTACCGTTCCGCTCGTGTGGCAGCACCAGCACGACTCCCCTGACAACATCCTTGGCCATGTCGTTCTGCACAACAGGGACGACGGAGTCTACGGCGAGGGGTTCTTCAACGAAACGCCTACCGGCAAGCAGGCCAAGGCGCTCGTCATCCACAAGGACATCAAGGCGCTGTCGATCTTCGCCAACGGGCTCATCCAGCAGGCCATGGAGGTCGTTCACGGAGTCATCCGTGAGGTCAGCCTGGTTCTGGGCGGAGCCAATCCCGGCGCCTTCATCGACAACGTCAACCTTGCTCACGGTGATGGCTACACCCCGTTCGAGGACATGGCCATCATCTACACCGATGCCGAGATCACGGTCGGCCCGGTTCAGCCTCCGGTCGCGGGGACTCAGGTTCCGGCGGTCCAGCAGAAGCCGGCTCTGGCTCACGCGGTCAGCAACCTTCCCGTTCTCGCTCCGCCCGCTCAAGTCGCTCAGAACGCGCAGGGCGACTTGTCTCCTGAAGAGATGTTCAACACCTTCAGCGAGGCACAGCAGCAGTTCGTCTTCGCCCTCATCGGCGCGGCCGTACAGCAAGACGCCATGACTTCCGACCCGACCGGCACTCCTGCCACTGACCCGAAGGGCGAACCCACAGTGTCCCGTAACGTCTTTGACCAGACCCCCGGCGGTGTCGCGGCTGGGCCAACGCTCACGCACTCCGATCTCCAGGGGATCTTCAGCGCGGCGCAGAAGGGTGGCTCGCTCAAGGACGCGGTCGAGCAGTACGCCCTGGCGCACGGCATCAACAACATCGATCTGCTGTTCCCCGACGCCCAGTCCGTCGACAACACCCCCGAGTGGATCTCGAGGCGGCAGGCGTGGGTCGCCGGCGTGCTTGGCGGAACCCATCACGTCCCGTTCACTCGCATCAAGAGCCAGTTCGCGGACATCACCATGGACGAGGCCCGAGCAAGGGGTTACGTCAAGGGCGCCATGAAGCGCGAGGAGTTCTTCGGCCTCACACAGCGCATCACGACTCCGCAGACCGTGTACAAGAAGCAGAAGCTCGACCGGGATGACATCCTGGACATCACGGACATGGACATCGTCGCCTGGCTCAAGAGCGAGATGCGGGTCATGCTGGACGAGGAGATCGCCCGCGCCATCCTCGTCGGCGACGGCCGCGACGTGGCGGACCCGGACAAGATCAAGGAAGGCAACATCCGCCCCATCCTCACCGACGCGGACCTGTTCGTCACCCACGTGAACATCAACATCTCCGACGCCAACTCCTCGACCGAGGAGATCGTCGACGGCATCATGGCCGGAATGCAGTGGTTCCAGGGCACCGGCGTCCCGACGCTCTACACGGCTCGTTCCTGGGTCACCAAGATGCTCCTGGCCAAGGACACGCTCGGCCGGCGTCTGCACTCCTCGGTCACCGACCTGGCCGACGCGATGGGTGTTGGCTCGATCGTCACGGTCGACATCCTGGAGCAGATCAAGGACACGGTGATCGGCATCATCGTGAATCTCACCGACTACTCGGTGGGTACGGACCGCGGCGGCGAAGTCAACTTCTTCGATGACTTCGACATCGACTACAACAAGTTCACCTACTTGTACGAGACCCGGCTCTCCGGCGCTCTCACCAAGTACAAGTCAGCCATCGTGGTCAGCAACACGACCGGCACCATGCTCGGCGCGCCGACGGCGCCGACGTTCGTCAAGACGACCGGCGTCGTGACCATCCCGACCATGGCCAACGTGTCCTATGTGAAGGTGGACGACACCACCGGCACCGAGTCGGCTCTGACCGCCGGTGCCCAGACGGCGCTTGCGCCTGGTGCGTACATGCACGTCCGTGCCAAGGCGGCCGGCGGCTATTCCTTCGCCGACAACGGCTCCAGCGACTGGTCGTTCCAGCGCCCCGCCTCCTAGAAAGGACGTAGATGCGGTTCCAGGGAGCCGTAGGCTACGCGAACGACGAGGAGACCGCTCCAGGCGTCTGGACA